CGCTAGTCAAAGCATTACTTTGTGCTTGACCAGACTGTTGAGGAGTCATAAATTGTGAATAATCTGGTTGTCCACCAAATAACTGAGATAAAAAATCTTGTGCCATGTTTTATCCTAATAAAGATCTTCGTTGAGGTGATTGCATTTGTAATAAACCTAGTATTCCAGAGTAGTCTACTTGACCTTGTGGTATGCGAGTTCCTCTAAATTGTGTTGCAGGTGCTACTGCTTGTTCTTGACCTGAACCTAAAAGACCTTTCGCTGCATTAACTCCTCTAAGCACATCCATTGCACTTATACCGCTTGATGGTATAGCTGTTTCTACAGCACCTGCTAAACCTAGATCACCTAATATAGTAGTGCCTGGCAAATCAGGTAGCATACCTTCTTCAGGAAGTGTTGCTAAACCTGTCTCAGATACAGAAGTAAACCCATCCATGTAATTACCTGTTAATGGTTCTTCAATTGAACCAAAAGGCTGTCCTGTAACTGGATCTGTTAATGGTGTTACATCATAAGGCTGGCCTATTGCTGGTTCTAATACTGGAGTTGATATTGCACCACCTAAATTACCTGATGTTAAACCTTCTGCACCAATCATTGCTGAGTCTGCTAATGCACTTGACTCAGTTAATGCTGCTATTTCTGCTGCTGTAAGTCCTGCACTTGCACCTGCGCCTAATCCACCTGCACCAATCATTGCTGAATCTGCTAATGCTGCCGACTCTGCTAATGCTGCTGCTTCGGCTGCTGTTAATCCAGCCGTTCCTGCAGTAGCACCTGCTTCGGCTGCAAATAATGTAGGATCAACATAACCAGTTGCTAATGCTACAGCTACGGCAGCAGGTAATACCCAACCACCAGGGATTTCTTCATTAACAAAATTATCAACCTCTGCAAGACCACTTCCTACAGATTGCACTCCTTCATCAACTACATTAAGTAAGCCTTGATCGCCACCACCTGTGCCAATCACATCTGAGACTACATCAAGAGGGTTTCCGCCACCGCACATAATTATTCCCTTAAATGTTTAACTGTATTAAAACCCACAGTTTTAAATCCTAATCTTTCATAAAATTTCTTAGTTTTATCTATGTCTAATCCTGTTGTTTGACCTAAATGCAATTCGTCTGCTTTCTTTTCAATTGCCCATGATTCTAGTAATTTTACAAGTTTTAGTGCAACTCGACTACCTCTATATTCAGGCAATACAAAAAACCCTAAATCACTTACCCTTTTACGATTACTAAAAAAATATTCATGTACTATGCCTGATATAAAGCCAACAATCTGGTTATTCTCTAAAGCTAAAAATGCGACTGCATTTGGATTCTTAAACAACTGTAAAATCTTTTGTTTCTCAGGGTTAGCATAAGAAAACTCTGACTCAGCTACCATCCTACATACTATTTCAAAAAACTCATCTAAACGATTTTCAGATAGTTTTTCTATAATCAAAAGAATCCACCACCTAATAAACCACCAAGTCCTGCACCTATTGCTGGTGCTGCGTATTGACTACCAAAGAAACTAGAAACACCAGGGATTTGACCTAAAGCATAACCACCCAGTCCACCTGCTATAGCACCACCTAATCCACCAGCAGCTCTGTTCTGATATACAGGTGTCTGTTGCGTTTGTGAACCATAGCCACCCAAAGGAGTTCCATAAACACTTGATAGATACCCTTGTAACTGTTGGTAAGGTAGTTGCTGACCAAATTGAAATCTTGACATTTGCTCTTGTAAAGGTTGTGATGCAATTGCTTCTTGCTGTGCGCCTACTTGTCCTAAAGTCTGTGATGGCAAGAACTGTTGCCCATAAATACTTGGTGCTTGTTGAGCCAATGCAGCCTGTGCTAATTGCGCTCTTTCCTGTAAGCCTCTTTCAGCTTGATACTGACTACCTGCAATATTTGCAGTAACATCACCTAAAGAACGAGTAAAGCCTTCTGTAGCTGATCCTAATGCTCTTTCCATTGCACCAGAACCTAATCGCCCAGACTTCGAATATAGACTTGAAATCCCTGGCAATACTTGATCACTAAATGCTTGTTGTAATGGTCTTGTAGCTGCCTGTATCATCTGTTGTTGATAAGGATTAGCATTTAGAAAAGCACCCGATGCCGTTTGACCTTGTTGTCCTAATGATGATAAAAATGCTTGCTGTGATTGCTGCAGTAAAGGGCTTTGCTGACGAGCTAAAGCCTCCTGTTGGGCAATTGATTCAGTTGTTGCAGCAGTTGGACTAACATAAGTCTGACCAGGGAAATAAGTCGGTTGCTGTCCTGTTAAGAATAGACTTTTAGACCTTTCAAGACCTTCTGTAAGGTAAGGCAGTAACGCTGGATCTATTTCTGATTTACCTGAAGTTGAGACAATTTCAGCCATAATTTTTCCTTTATCCTACTATAATATATTTATAAGTTTTACTAGCCGTACTATTGGCAAAATGAGTAACTACTGCACTTCCGTTAGTTTGTGAGCTAATATATACATTGTCCATTGCATTAGGTGCTACATACTGCATAGTTGCTATAACTGATGGTGTTGCTGGTCTTGTTGGGCTAGATTCTGCTGGTGTTTGTTCTAACGAAACATCTGTACTTTCTGTTCGCCATACAATTTCCACATAATCATTTGCTGCTAATTCTACAAAATAGTTTATAGCTGCAATAACATGACCAAAAATACTTGCACTTTTTCTTGCTGGTACAGTAAATTTACTATTTGATGCTGTTATATTAGTACCATTTTTTCTAAACCAAATATCTACATCGTGTTGTTCGTTATCTATATTTTCTAGTTGTACGCTAAATTGCACATTATAAATGCCTGCGTTTCTAACATTCATACGACTGCTATCAGACAAATAAACACCATTAGAAAAATCTGTGGTGTTAAATGTCATTGGATATGCAACTGTAGTGCTTGCTGCCGTTTGGTCTGTAGAGTCTTGAAACGCTCCATAAGGTGCAGTATCAGCAAAAGCAGCAGCCGAACTAGGTGCTAATAATATAACCGACTCTATACCAATTCTTGCATCAGTAATCGTTGTAGTTGTTGCGTTACCTGTTGCTAATGTAACTGTGCCGGTATTGTTGGTTTTACCATCCATAATGCCATTGACAATTTCAGCGACTGCTCGCTGATCGCCACCAAAAGGAGGTAATCGTCTGTACATTATCGAGTCCCTAGTCCATTTAAGTCTATGTCCACCCCTACGACTGTAGTCCAGCTACCTGTTGGTGTTAATTGTAACCGATGATAGCGACCTACGCCACGAATACTTACACGATTTTCTGAGTTTGCAACAGTTTGCGAGCCAAATACAGTTGTTTCATTTAAAAGCCTTCTTGATAATAATGCTACATTACCTGAGCCATTATCTACAATCGGCTTTGCCATCGTGATTGCTGAAGTTGCTCCTGGCACTTCTATATCACCTGTCTCAATCGTTGCTGTCATTAGCGCACCTGAGAAAGTGACAATCTTGGTATTTTTAACACCAGCAAACTGTGCCTTACCACCTAACCATAAACGACTGTCAAAACTGGTTAGAATCGTATCCAAATTACCATAAACATCTAAACCTTCTAAAACGACTGTAGGAGTAGATGAAGTTGCAATTCGGCTTACAGTTGTAGTTCCACTAGTCCATTTCTTTGTTTCAAAGTTATAAATCAGGAGTTTATTGACAGTTGCAGAGTTATTTGATGCGTATGCCCAGATAACTAACTTTCTAAATGGATCAACTGCTGCCGACATTAAAGGTAATAAGCCTTCGTCAATATCGCTATAAAAGAACCTATTTACCTTTTCATTACCAATCGGTACTATATTTTGACCATCACAAGCATAGAATCCATCGTCAGATAAGAAGAATGTAGTCCCTGCATACTGAATAATCGTATTCGCCTCATAACATCCCAAATTCCTACTGATATTATCAAACTGGAATATTAAAGGACTGCCAATATAAGACATTCGATGGATTGACCTATCTAAGAATACTAGACCAAACTCTCCACCAGTTATGCCTACAACAGAGCCACCATCAGGAATATCTTGAAAATCTGCTTGTGTTGTTGCTGATGTAGTCCATGAACTCTCATCGCCTAATGCCGACCATTGCACCCTGTTTGGAAAACTTGATTGATAGCCTGATACCACAAAGTCTCTTACTACTGTTATGTAGCGAGCTTGAGGTGCATCTACTGCTACATCTTGGAATGTGGTTGAACTGTTTAAGTTAAACGCTTGTAATCTGTTTCCACCATTTGCTGCCACAATAACATTACCAAACTGAGTAAATCTCCATCTTTGATCTGTTGGTGTTGTATAGGTGAAAACAACTGTGCCTGTATCTGCACCAGAGCCTATATTCGTGCCTGTATTTGCATAAGTAAAGGTTGTTGTAGTAGGAACAGTAGTTATTGTAAAAGTACCATTAACGCTCGGATTTGAAACCGCAGTAACAGTTACACTATCACCCACAGAGTACCCATGAGCTACTGATGTCGTAATCGTTGTTACATTTGTAGTTCTAGCTACAGTTGTAATTGTTCTACTTGCTTTAGATACATTATCCAAAGATAAATCAGTAGAATCTAATTTATATAACTTTGATGTACTACCAGCGAATATGAGTGTTTGATTACTTAAAGTCTTACCTGCAACCACATTATTTAAGTTTAAGTCTGCTGCTGCTGAATAATCTACTGCCGACTGTATTGAGCCATATCCAATGGCCTTAGAAAATACATTCTCTGCTCGCTGAAGTCCATTTGTAGTGCCTGGTTGATCAGGAGTCCATTCGCCAAACGATATTCTACTGATCGCCATAAAATTCACCTAAATATTGTTTTTTTGCGTCTAAGTAGACTTGCGTTGCTTGATTTTCACTATCAAATAGCCCTAAATGCAAGTGCTTGCCGTTAATTTTAATTCTTGCTCTGTATTTATCAAAGTGTTTATAAACACCTTTAGCAGAACTTCTGTTTAGTGCATTTATTGTTGCATCTACATCTCTAAGATTTTCAATTCTATTATCTTGTCTGTTGCAATTTATATGATCTATTTGACCTTTTTGATGCTCACCATAATAGTACAACCATGCAAGTTGATGGGCTTTATATTGATTTCCGTTTAGACCAATATGAATATATCCATAACCATCTATTCCACCAGTTTTATTAGTTTTTGATTTATATTTTTTTCTCGTAAAAATACCTGTTGATGGGTTGTAATCTAACCATTCTTTTAGATTTTCTTGCGTCAAGGTTTTTATACTTATTGCCATGTCTCAGTTCCATTCGTCTGATTTGTCCAAGTCGTACTCTCAATAGCTACTGCTGTCCAAGTTTCTGCACCTGTAGTCTGGCTTGTCCAAGTAGTACTCTCAATACTCATTGCTGACCAAGTTTCTGCACCCACGGTCTCATCAACCCACTCATCACCCATTACCCTACCATTGACTATAACTACAGCATTGCCATTTATTACCCCAATACCTACGAAAACTGCATTACCATTTACAACTACTAAAGCCTGACCATTTACAATAGCTTCAGCGTTATATTGCACCCCACCAAGGCATATTACCGTTGCTGTACCATTTACTTCAGCCCCACTTGAAAGTAACCTTATTGCCTCTGCAACAACCGTTCCTGTGGCTGTTATTGCGCCCTCAGCAGTTCTTATTCGTATTGCATCTGAAACTACTGTACCTGTTCCATCAATGGATGCCTCACCATTGCGTATTGCAAACCCATTTGCTACTACATTCGCATTTCCATCTATTGCACCATCACCATACAAAACACAAGTATTTGCTGAGTTCCATATCGGATCATCAAAGCTAATTGTTATCTGTTCTAATGTTCCAAATAGATCAATACTATCTATCGTAAATGGGCCACAATAATCTGCTGGCATTATGCAAGTGTTACTGTCAAACTACCTGAAGTTATCTTAAAAATATCACCAGTATCAATCGTCTTAGAAGTATTTAAAGGAGAATGATAAAGAAGATTACCTGTTGTTAGTGCATCAAAAATGCCAATATGCGTTACTGTGCCATAACTTGCAGTTGCCTGTGGATATGTAATATCAGCAGTAGTTGTCGATGCACCATTACTAGGCGCACCAAATGTAGCAGTCTGTCTAGCATAAGAGCCACCACTTACTTCTGCTCCTGTACCAGCGTCTGTTGGATCAGCAGTATGTAAACTAACATATACCGCAGCCGGTGCAGTAAAAGTTGTCGCTCGTAATGTGCCATTAATTAGCGCATTTTCAAGATAATTACTAATTTCTGCCATGATAAAATCCTTTTAAGTTATCTTCATTTGTAAGGGGATACCCGAATACTCGCCACCTTGGTCTGCATCAGAGATATTCTTAATTGCTCGATCATATAAGGTTGCCCATAACTGTGACCTAGCATCATTGATTAAATAAGGTTCTGCCTCGATTAATGAAGCATAAAGAAGTGCATCAGGATAGTTTGCTAGAAATACATTTGAGGCATTAGCACTTGATAAGAATGTAGGCTTTGCATAGTACAGAATCTCTAATGTGTAGGCTGCATCTGGTATCGGTGCAAATTTAAACTCTGATGCTAGGATTGTATAAAATACTGGTAGCCCAACAATATCAGCCCTAGCCTCTCTTGAAAATGCACTAGGAGACATATAAGTTAATGGCCTTCTTGGAGTCCCTTGAACAAATAAATCACGAATCTCTAAGAAGTCTGTAGGCAAAGCAGTTCTAGCATCATTTGCAATTGTAGGAGCTGTTGCTGAATTTAACATTTGTCTAGTTCTTAACTCTCTAGCTAATCTCAGTTCTGCAAAACGAATGAAGTCAGGAATCTCAGTAGTTAAATCACTACGACCTAAGTACCCTGCGACTGATGCCTGTAAGTCTGTATAGTTTGTATAACTCATATTTTCTTCTCTATGTTATCCCACGAGTATGTGTATGCGCCAATATGCCTTATTCCCATTGATAACTCATGGTCTACCCAAGTAGTAATCCCAGCATCCCTAGCCTTTATACAAAAATATATATCTTCACCCAAAATCTTGTTATTAGGTAATTGCTCAAAATAAAAATAAGGTTCTTGTAACTTAGCAAATACTTCAGTCTTAATCATCATTACCCCACAACCTATCCCATCAACTTGACTAATCCCAGTCATTACATTGGAATAAATCGGTATAAATGAACAACTACCATCTTCTTCTATCTGCAAGTTCTTTGCCGTTGGTTTAACTGGCTCACTTCGAGTAGTTGCATTAACCCCAATAATATCTTTATCATGTGCTAGTAAACGCATGATCGTATCCTTTGGAAAACGCATATCTGCATCTATAAACACAATATAATCACATTTTGCATCAATCGCTGTATGAACTAATTTGTTTCTTTGATCAAATATTAATGTACCTGATGCTGTATAAATATCTAATTCATGGTCTGTAGTCTTACACATATAACCAACCATCGCTGCTAAATCAAATGCAGTCTGTACTTCCATCTGACCTCTTGCCGGTATACATATTGCAAACCTCATACATTGCCACCACGAGTTCTAAATACACGATTCTCAGGAGCATTTAACCACTTACTTAAAGCCTTTGGATCTGTAATGTAATAACCTCTCATAATACCTAATTTATTTAAATCTTCAATTATTAGGGGAGGCAATTCTGCTATCTTATTTCTTGGATCAAGAGGCTTATCACCCCAATTTGTCTTACCGCTATTATCATTAAACTGTCGCTTAGTATGTTCTGCAAAATCACCCATCTCTGTTTCAGCATGAATAATAATGCCACCTTCACCATCAGCATGAGCTGTTCTGGTTATGCCATTCATACTTCCTAAATTACCTCGTTTACCTAACATTTGCTCTCCAAAAATAGGAGTAGGTTTCCCTACCCCTAAGTCTTAATTAACTCAAGTCGAATACACCACCATGAGCTGCTTCATTGCGAACCTCTAGGGTCAATTCTGCCAAGATTTGTGTCTTGTCATTATCACCTGATTTTGCGAGTTCATTCGTTTGGAATGGGCGCAAATAAGCCAATGCTGCATACTCTGGATCGAGTATGAGTGCATCACGAGTACGCATGAAACGATTTGGAACAATCTGTAATACACCAAAGTCAGACTGATACAAATCAGCACCAGCTAGGATAGTTGCCTGTCCGTTTGTTGGTACTTGATAACGCTGTGCTGCTAGACCAGTAAAGCCTGAAACTACCTGCTTCTGTGCAGGACTTACAAACAAAGCTGCTGGAGTACCACCGCTAACGAATACTTTAGCGATAACATCTTTTAGCAATGTTTCTGTAAATGTCCTA